TAAATGGTATATATTCTAATATTAGTTGTTTTGACATTGTTATTCTCCTAGTGATCTTACTCGTTCTGAAATTTTAATCAATCTCTCTGATATTTTTGTTAATGCTTTTTGTGTCCCAGGGCCGTAATTCGATGACGTCACTCCGGATTCTGTTTTTAATCTAGTATTGTAATTTACCATGGTTTCAATTTCTTGAAGCTTTTTTGCAATTTCTTGAATTGTATTTTTCACTTTACGCTCCGGAGATATCTTTGGATCGGCTACAGAAAAATTACGATAACTTTCAATTAATTGTTGGTATTTGTTTTCTAATACATCTTCAACTTGAAGTTTAATTTTTCGATTTGCCATATCTAGATCTTTTTTATGAGCCGTACCTGGGGACTTTGTTTTATCTTTAGATGGATATTCCATATCTTTGTTTAACCAAATGTCATCATCCATTGCAACATGACTCTTCAAGATCTAAAAATTTGTCTTCAATTTCTTTTAAAAATGACCTCATTAATGCATCCCTTGTAATTCGCGAACTAAATCAAAATAACGTAACAATGATAATACATGTGATTCTTTAATAGTTTTCATTGATTCAACATTACAAAGCATTTCTGATAATTTTGCTACTTTAATTTTAGTTGCTGCGTCTGTTATAGATTTTGATTGATTTGCTAAATCAGATTTAATTCCTGGAATTATTTTTTTAATATATTCACGCAATGCATTTGTATCATTTACATGAGTAATATATTTGTTTAATAATTGTTTTTGCGACTCATCTAATCCTGAATATTTTTCATTAAACTTATCAACTAATATTTTATATGTTAATAAACGCATATCTTTTGGTTGCGATGTAAATGATTCAATTAATTCATCTTTTTTTGGTGCAACTCGTTCTGTAATTAAATTATGATCAATTATTACATTTTTACATTCCAATAACTGTTTAGGATTTTCATTTTCTGCATATTCAAATATCATGTTAATAGACGCTAATACTTTATAGTTATTGATATGCATTTTTGACATATCCGGAAACACCGGCCAAAATATTTTTTAATAATATCAATAGTTACTGATTTATTTGATGTTAATGTTTCAGATGTTAGTTTCCTAACCAACATTTCAAATAGTATACCCGTATTTTTATATTTTGAATGTTTTAATTTCTTCATGTATATACGATGCCTTGTGTTTTTAATAAATATGTTTATAATTACAAAATGTTGTTTTCATCTAATAATGTACCTGCATCGGTATCTGTTTCACTTATCTTATTAGATTTTAATGATTCTGTAATAATTGACGCACCTTTATTTTTTGACTTTATTTGTTTTAATATATCATGATGTTCTACTGCAACTGCGCCTGCTCTATTTTTAAAATTAGTATCGGGTTGGAATGTTGTTTTTTGGTGCTCAGGATTAATTTCTTGTTTAATTCCTTTGTCATTTCCTTCTTGTTCAATTTGATTTTGACGGAATCTAAGTTTTAAATCTTCAACAACATTTGTTCTTTCTTGCAACCATTGATCTTCAGACATATTAAAAATATACTCATATATGTATTTATCAGAAACTAATTTTGAATCTTTCATTGCATTTGCTAAAGTTATTTTTTCATTCATTAATGCAACTTTTTGTTGATCATAAATAATTGATGGTGCTGTTAATTCTAATTCAAATCCTACTAAATCTTCTCCTTCAAATCCTTGAGCATATAAATGTATAATTGCAATTTTAACAAGCTCAGAACATACAATTTTTTGTACACGTTCAATTGTTCTAGCAAACCGAATATCCATTGATGCTAATGTAGATTTGCCTTCAACTGCCTCTGAATATCCTAAGAATGGTGCTGGAATTTTTAAAGCTGACATCATCTTTGTTCTAATATATTCAATGTCATCCATTCCTGTAAATGTCATACCCGGTAATGTATCAATTGTTGTAGATGATTGACCTCCGCGAACTGGTAGATAATAATCTTCCAACATGTTGTTAATATTAAACTTTAAATTGTAATTTCCAGTTTGCGGATCAATGTGTGGAATCTTTTTCATTTTATTGATAATTTGTTCCATGAATGAATCTACTTCATTTGTAGGAATATTACCAATATCAATTTTAAAAATACGTTTTTCAGGTGCGCGCATTATTCTATGAATAAGCATTGCATCTTCCATCATCATCAATTTTTGAAATTCTTTTCTAGCTCCTTCTAACATGGATCTACCATATGGTAAAAAGTTAGAATCTGATAACATGCGGAAATGTGCTACTTCAAACACATCGTATGTCATTTGTTCTGACGCAACGTTTTTGAATTTGATTTCATATTCTCCAGTAGATTGGTTATATTCTTCCCATCTTTCCATTTCATAACTTGAAAATGGACGTGCATTTAAAATTCCAATTTCTTCAGCAATATCTAACTTTAAAAAGAAATCACCATATTTTGTCATGTTACGAATCCAAGTCCATAAATTGAACTCAATATTCAAAACATCATAAAATAAATTATAAAGTATTTTTTGTATTTGTGTTTTATTAGTTCTGATAGTTAAAATATCACCAAATTGATCAGCTAATGTAGATTCATCTGAATATATATCTAATGCTGAAGATATAATTGGATCTTTATCCATCATTTCATAGTCAGCATATAATTGCAGACGATTTTGATGCATATAATAATTTGAATCATATCCGCCATTTCCGCCGACACGATGTTTATTTGCTCCGTGCAGACGAGTATATCTATCTGCAACTTTACTTTGACTTAAATTACCTACTGATTGTAATCGGTTTGTATCAACTACTCGTAGCTGATCTTTACCATATGCTCTAACAACCACATTGGTACTAAATAAATTCTGTAAACGTTTTCTTAATGACGCCATATTATCTTTTTTATATAAATATAACTATCGATAGAACCATGTATGTTTTTTTTTATTTGATAAGCCATGTTAATGATTCATCATCTCGGCCGTTGTTCCACGACCATCCATTATCGGTGTTATTTTTGTTGCCTGTATATATAACTGGACTTGTTTTTTGAAATGATGAAAGTGCTTTTTTATTGAGCTCAATTCCTTGTTGTCGTAATTTAAGAGTTGAATCGCGCAACCAAAGACCAATACAAAATGACATTACTAAGTCATCATTATATCCATTTTGTGATTGGGCTTTACCATTAAGCCAAATAAATACTAGTAGTTCTTGTATAAGTCTTTTACTACGAATTATAGGAGTTCGTTCACGCATATACATTTCTAATGCAGAAATCATTAATGGCCTTGTACGAGTTGTAGTTGATACTCCAGGAACCATTTGGCCCTTATCTTTCATATCATATCCTTTTTTCAATTGTACATCGGCATCTGTATATCCATCGTCTTTATATGTATAATGTAGATTTTGATATCCTCTATCTAATGCCGGTTGAATTGCTGCCCAACCAATATTTGCATTTTCAATTGCTAATAATGCATTGTTCCATTCTGTTGCAACCGTTACTAGCATGTTGCCAAATTCATTAGGAGGAATTTTTCCTTTGTACTCAGCAACCTGACGTACATCTTGTACATCAAAAACATGGAATGCAGAATAATCTGCGCCATCTCCTCGCGCAACGTCAGCTACTACTAAATAGTCTCTAGTATAGTCCGGATATTCCCATACCCAATAGTTTCCGTCAAAGCCTCGTCGCTCAATTGGATCTTCAGTCAATGCATCATATTCCAATAATAATGGGCCATCAACTACAGTATGACCTGAACTAACAAAGTCACAATCACATTCTTGTGCTGCGCCACGTTCACCTAATAAACGAGTTTGTTCATCTCGCCAATCTTGGTCACGTTCTGGATGAACTGTCCAATGTAGTTTAACTGTATGAAATCCATTAATGTCTGCTTCTGCGTCAGCCCATGTTTGATGAAACCAATTACCAACTCCGTTTGGAGTAGATAATACTATTGCTCCACCACCCGTAGATAATGTTGCTTGAGATGCAATCCATATCTCTTCAATGTTTCGAATAAATGCAGCCTCATCAACTATTAATAATGATAATGCTTCAGATCGTGCTCCTGTCCCGGCAGACGATACTGCTTTAATCTGCGAACCGTTTTTAAATTTTAATGATAGTTTATTGTCTGCATCAACTGTACCTTTTAACCAACTAGGCAAATTGTCATGCATGACACGAACTTTTGTTACCAAGTTTTTTGCTACTTCTTGTGTTGTTGCAATAACTAATACGTTAAAGTCTTCGTTGAATAACATGCTCCATAAAGCAAATCCAGCTGCCAATGTTGATATACCTAACTGTCGTGATTTCAATATTACATTGTAACGATTATCACGCAATTCAGTTAATGAATCTTCCTGGAAAGGGAATAGATTAAATTTAATCTTTCCTCGTTTAGGATGTTGTATATAACAATAATTACGCATAAAAAATACAGGATCTTTAGCACACATCATGTACTGTTGCTGTATTATTTGTTTTATGTTTGCAGACATTGTATTTATTTTATAAGTTGATTTATTAATATGCCGGTGCCTAATGCTGATAGGAATCCTGCGCCATACCATAAACCTTTTTTATCATACCATTTTGGTTGTAATAATTTTTCTCTACTTACATATAAATCAATATTTTCTTGCAACAATTTAATTTGATTGTTTTTATATTGTAATTGTATCGAATCTAATTTAATCAAAATGCTTTGTGTGCGAAATGCTGTATCATATGATTTAATTAAATTGTTATTAATATCATCAGCTGTCCAAAGTGAATCTAATACAAATGATATATCAGCAAGTTCTTGTTGAGTAAAACATGTATCAGGTAATTGCTTTTTTGTTTGAGTAAATGATATTAGTGGAAACAATAATATAATTAATAGCTTTTTCATTTTGTTTGTTTTTTTGCTCGACGCACATTTTTTAAAATATTTTGTTTGGCATCTTCAATTGGAACTTCTTCAACAATTAAATTGTCTTTAGCTTCTTGCAAATCAGCAATTGCTGCTGTTTGTTCTACTAAATCTTGTTTTGTTTTAATTCTTGTTTCTTCTACTACTTCTATTTTGCCTTGCAATTTATCAATTGACGAATCATTATCATCAATTTGTTTTGCAGTTTTTCTTAATTTTTTACTAGTAAGTTTTGATGATGTTACTGCAAAAATACCTATAATAGCAACTATTGCTCCTACTATAAATGCCCAATATTTTTTAATTGTTTTCATTTGTTTCCTTGTTATTTAGTTTGTTTAAAAAATTTTCTTTAAAAATATCAAATTGTTTTTGTATTGTATCTTCAAATTCTTCTGGAGTCATTTTTGCGGACCAAGATTCTTGTTCGCCTTCGGAATTTGTAACAAATTGTGCTGCGGTTGTATATGCGTCTTTTAACATTTTAACATCTCGCTCTGCGGATTCTAACCATGCAAGTGCATTTTCGCGAATTTTATTTTGCTCATATTCTTCATATGTTCCAGCTTTTTTTAATTCATGTTCCATATCAATTGTACAATCAAAACACATTCCATGCACTTTACGCATTTTTTGATCTATATGATGTGTACCTAAACATGTACATGTATCTTTTCTACAATTAGGAAATGATTTTAATTCATCTCG